TTGACCAGGAATTAGAAGGCGGCACGCAGCAGACTCTGTTGAAACTGCGGGACAGCAAACTGGAAGATGACCTGCTTGTGGAGCAGTTCTACGATAATGTCATCGATAACTATGACTATGCCGAAAACTATTACATAATACTGATTCACGCTGTATACGACGTGCCGGGCAAATCCTCCGACGGACTGGAGATGTTCGATGCCTCCGATACAGTCTATGAGCACATCATGTGCAGCATCTGCCCGGTAAACCTTACCAAGGCGGGTCTGACCTATAACGCGGAGACGAACAATATCGAGGACCGGATCCGCGACTGGATCGTTGAGGCCCCTGCAAAAGGATTTCTCTTCCCGGCTTTCAACGACCGGGCAAGCGATATACATAACATCCTGTATTATACCAAGAAGCCGGAAGAGATACAGCCCGATCTGATCGCCAACGTACTGGGAAGCACCATCCCTCTGACAGCCAATGACCAGAAGGCCACCTTCCAGGCCATCGTAAGCGACACCCTGGGCGAGGACTGCGGCTACGAGGTGGTGCGCAACATCCATGACAATATCTTCGAGATGCTGGAAGAATCCAAAGAAGCGCCGGAACCATTGGAACTCTCCAAGCCGGATGTAAAGCGGCTGCTTGAAAAAAGCGGCGTGCCTCAGGAAAAGATGGAATCCTTTGACCAGGAATTTGAAGAAGTGGTCGGCGAAAAGAAAACCTTCCTGGCCTCCAATATTGCCAACGCCAAGACTTTCCAGATCGAGACGCCGGATGTCATCGTCAAGGTCAACCCGGAACGCTCTGATCTGGTTGAGACCCGTGAGATCGACGGACGCCGCTGCCTGGTAATCGCGATCGACGATCACCTGGAAGTAAATGGAATTGAAGTCCGATAGACATGCCTATGGCCAGTAAGTCCATACTGCCATCGCCGGAAACTCGTAAAAAGCAATAAAATAAAATTTTTTGTAAAAAAGCGAAAAAGTATTTGCAAAATATATTATTCTGTGCTAGAATATTTTTTGCGAGCGGAGATGGCGGAATGGCAGACGCGCTAGATTCAGGTTCTAGTGGTGGCAACACTGTGAGGGTTCAAGTCCCTTTCTCCGCATCATTTATAAGTAGGAAGAAACCAACTGTTTTCAGGTTTCTTCTTATTTTTTTATGGAAACTTTCACCTCTTTTTGTTATCGTATAAAGCAGCCCGCTCCTTGATCTTAAGCCATACACGCCTAGCCTTGACAGGGTGGAAACACCGGAAGTCCCCGGCTGGTGCGGCCATTGGCCAAAGAGTCTGGAAAAACCCGCGGAATTTTCCTGGGAGAATGAATTTAATTTCTAGGGCAGCATTTGATTCTAAAGCATTTAATTCTAAAGAAAACCTTTAGTTTTTATAGTTAAATATACCGTAAAATAAGGACTTAATTCATTATTTGATACTAGTGTGATACTAGTAATTCCTATTTCCAAGTTTCTATTATCATATAATAAGCCTTGTTATTAACATTTCTATGTTAGCAAGGCTTATTTCAACTTATTAATCTCTTTGTTTTTCTTATTTATCAAATAGCATATTTTACCATTATTTACCAGAAGCATTTTGAATTATTTGCCTTATTATTATCTTATAGTAAGTAATAAGGAGGAATTAACTATGGATAAATTAGAAGATATTATAAAAAGTGAATTTAAGAGACCACTTTTAGAAAATGACATTTCAATTCCTAATGGAATTAATGAATCTTTACGAGAAAAATTATCTAAGCAAATAAAAGAAAGAGAAGAACTGTATGAAAAACTTACCGCTGAAGATTATCTCGCCTTAGAATCCGCACACAAGAAATTAGAGAAATAGAATTCCAATATCAACTATACCAAAAAATGCCTTTGGGATCGTTTGAAAAATTTTTTTAAATCTCGATAAACTAAATAGAAAATTATTGCCGTGGGATGCATGGCGCCAGTCCTTCTTGGGGACACATATCTACCGTCTACAGTTCGGCGACATTAATGGCAATATCATACAGACAAATCAATTATCAATTCCCTGGCTGCCTTCGGAGGTTACTGTAGCATTGTCAAAAATTAATATCCCCGGAGCAGGCACTATAGCGATTGATTATAAGTCAGCATATCTTACCACCGAAGGAGGACTGTACATATACTGCTCGACAGCAGGGGCCGCCGGAGTTGCAAGTCTCAAGTGGCAGGTTGTAGATGCGACTATAGTCATACAACGTAAATAACCTATAGTTTAAGATAATGGATACAATAGTTGACTCGAATCTGGCCTGATGTCGCAGGATAAAAATACTGAAAATATGCATTATTACTTCCCCACCATTCTGGGGCATAGAAATGAATAGCAGCGGCGTTTCCATCCCCGTTATTGGTAGTGATGACACATTTTCCTTCGTCAAAATTACTGATAGATGGATCATAGAATTTTAAGATCTTAGACAGCAGGTCCGAAGCTGAAAACAATTGTCTATAATCCGCATTTGCGCCTTGCAATACGAGAGTCCCCATAATCATGATGTAGTGTGGTGTGCATATTCCCGCTTCGCTGCTGTTTCGGCGCTTAAACACCGGCAATTTTCTATTTAGTTACATTTTCGTGCCCCAAGAGAAAATCTACCGTTACTTGGAAATAATCCGCAATAGCACATAGCATCTCTGCATCTGGCATACGCCTGCCAGTTTCATATCCCGTCAACGTAGTCCTCTCTATATTAAGTATGTATGATAATTCTTTCTGAGACATGCCAGAATCCTGTCTCAGTTCTTTTATGCGTTTTGCGAATATATTCATTAGGATTTCCCCCCTCTGAATATATTGTAAATGGCACGTTGCTTATGTTCAAATGGCAATATCTGGATGATATGTTACAAACAAAAAAAGAGCCACAATAGTGACTCTCCCAATATAGTTCTAAAACATATGCCAGCATTCACCCGTCAATCGGTTTCTTTCTTCCTCGCCTCTTTGCGTCCGCCTTTCTCTGCCACTCCCTCCTTCTTATCATATCGCATTCGGGAGAGCATACCTTCAAGGCCGTTCCGCACGGGTCGAATTCCTGACCGCATATGGAGCATTTCCTCTTCTTTACCTTGCGCCTATCATAGCGAATCGGATTGTATGTGTCGGCATTCTGCCTGTACCATTCAAGCCCCTGATTTCTGTCAATCTCCATGATGGCAATTTTCGAACACTCTTCACAATATCTCTGCGTTCCGGAACACACGATGTATTCCTTTCCGCAACGCT